TACGGATTGACCATTGCCTTTGCCGCGAAGGTCAGAGATAAAATGCTTTTCATCATCGTCCCAGGCGGCTACAGCAACACCATCCTGTCCCTGCACTAGAACATCTACGTGTAGATACTTTTTGTAGTCAAATGTCGAAATGTCTTTCCAAGTAGTCATTGTGCTGTTCCTTGTTTGTTAGTGATCAGACCCTCCTGAATCTGCATCCAAGAATCTATTATTTAACTTATACACTCAATGTATAGTGATTCGTTTTAAATGTCAAGTATTATTTTGCTGATTTGTAGTCGTGGTGATCGCCGTGATCCCAACCCCACCAATTTATTAATCTCATTAGTGGAACGTTTTTACTTTTACCATCTAAATGTGCAAGAACATTAATAGCACTTGCATTATGGAATGAATACATTACGAACGGTGAAAGTAAGAAGCATACTAGACGTATATCAATGATTGCTAGTAATACTACGATTGTAATATGTGCGGAGAACCAATGCTTATGTACTAACTTCTGAAACTTTGAACGTGCAAAGTCTGCAATCAATCTTGGATTAATACTCTGTGGTTGCCAGTCTAAAAAGTATACACGCTTCCAGCCGATATGATGTGGCGAGTGTGGATCTTTTTCTGTATCTGTAAATTTATGATGTTGTCTATGTGATGCGCTAAATGATATAGGAGAACCTAAACCTGTACATAATGTTAAGAATGTATAGAAATAACTCTTAATGCAATCTTTGTATTTCCCGTGTGCAAAATAGAAATGCATAACATCACTACCTACAAACTTTGCCCAATACATAGACAAAAAGAATACAGGTATTGCAACCCAAATATTAAATCCATATAATATGATACCTAATATAAGAGCTAAATGATGTGATAGAATTAATAATAAGTTTTTGTTCATTAAATCCACTCAGAGATTTTACGACCGCCTGCTGGATATATTGAGAAACGTGCGCCTTTAACACCAAAGTTATCACGGTCACCTTTGTACATTGCCATTAGAACTGGCTCAAATTCATCTTCTAAACGCTCACCATTTGTGTGCGCAGATCCCGTAGCAACAAGTTTGTTACCTTTGAACTGTGGTTCGCCTTGAAGAATTAAGTCAACGTTTTGATGTCCACGTTCGCCACCGAAACCATTACCATAGATTGCGATACCACGCAGTTTACCATTCTGTATCTTACGTGCATATGTTGTTGCTCTTGGAATTTCACCGTTAGTAATAGCAATAACATCTTTAGCGAACTTTAAAATTTCTTCTTTTGCTTCTGGCATGTTAGCATAAACAATTTTCATTTCTCTATCACTCATGCCGCCCCATTGGCCAAAGTCTCTTGCTTTAGAACCTTTCTTATGTGAGATCCAAGCAACTTCATTGCCACTTGCGTCAACAGCATGGAAGTCTGATTTAGGAGTACCTTGCGTAGAAACAAACTTAGCAACAGGAACAGTCTTATCACCAATAACAAGATTGACTTCTGACTTACCTTGTTTCATTTGTTCTAGCATTTCGTTGATTTGTGTTAGTGCGGCATCTTCATCACGTGTTGAAAAGCCTGCACCCTTACCGCCAAACTCACCAGTCTTTTCTAGACCAGATAGACGAACTTGGCGTCCATCTTCTAGTGGAAAAATATCTGGGATAATGCCTTTTTTAAGATTGTCTAATAATTCAGGATCTTGCGCAATTTTAACAGACGGCATTTCTTCACCTCTCAATGTGAAAGGTGAGCCAGTCTCAATCTTATTAATCAAAGCCTGCAGCCTTGCTGGATTTTTAAGTAAGTTTGGTCTCTGCAATGGACCTTCTGTTATCTCTGAATATTTCATAATACTATTTATCAAAAAATAAACCCTTCACTAAATTAATAGCTAAGGGTTATTATAATTATTATGTGGACTAATAGAATGATTTTCAGTGTCTATTAGACAAATGTACTGGGCGTTAAAAATTTGTCTTGTTCTATGTTTTTTAAAAGGATCTATGAGCGCCTTCGGATGAACTGCCTTGTGTACAGGTTGTTCCCATATAGTATTATAATGTGATAGGGAGGATTACAGTCTACCTCCAACAACCTAGTAAGTATTTCATACGTTCAGTTGCGCCTAGTATCAAACAGTTACGTTCGAAATACGTATCTTCATGTCTCCATGCTCATACGCTGCCACTACAGCTACTAGCCAAGTTATTGTCCTTACGAAACAACATTTCCTTGCACTATCTAACTAAAAGACCGTCGTCTTAGTTATGTTCTTAATATAGCACTTCTAAAACGATTCGTCAAGTGCTATTTTTATTTTTTTTAAATTAATCCTTCAGAAATTACTATTACCCAGGCTCTGGCTTCCTCTTTCGAGTAGCCCTCTTCTCTCATTCTTCTATAGATTTGTTTCCTTGTTAGTAACATCTCTTTTTTTATAAATCACGTCAACCCAATCAGTTCTACCGGTAAGTGGGTTCTTACTAACATACCCGATATCAAACAGTTCAAAACCGAGTGGCAGAATAATACTCTCAATATCATAGAATGAATTTTGCTTTTTATATAAGTCATAAAACATTAATTCAGTTACTATGATGTTAGTATTATTTAGAACATTTATGCCACCAGCAAGAATTTCTGGTTCGCTACCTTGAGTATCCATCTTTAACATATCAATATGCGTGATATTGTTTTCAGTTGCCCATGTATCTAATGTCTTACTTTGTACTGAAATCTTTTCATTGTCTAAGAAGTTACTGTGTGATGCCTCTGGCTTATTAATAGCAATACTGTCTTTGCTGTTCTCATTTAATTCATAAAAGCTACTAAGCATAGGTTGATGTTGATTAACATTAAATTCACGTTGTTCATCTTTATCTCCCAACGCTGTATTGTATGTGTGTGCATCATCATAATACTTTGCTATTTCTTTTAGTTCATCGTAATGTTCTGGTACTGGTTCGATACAATGCATTTGTGCTGTTGGGAATATTTTCTTAACCCGTGATAGCGTCTGTCCGACATTAGCACCTACATCTACGATTACTGGAGTATCTGATGTGATTAAATGTTGTAACACTTTCTTAGTATCGAAGTTAGCAAGATAGTCTTCTGTACGTTCTTTACTTGATTTATACACTGTCCCATCCTTTTTCCGCTAACATTACAATTGCTGTTCTTCGAATATCAGTCAATCCTTTAGCATCAAAATCATGCCACGTATCATCTTTACGAATAAATCCGTTACCACCATTTGGAATCCAATCAGTTGTCTTAACTAATGTTTGTTGATCTTTAGTATAGAGTTGTGTTCCAGTGCCTTGATCTGAGATAGCCATTACAAACGTTACCCACTTCTTTGGGTTGTCTGCATGTATTTTATTATACGCCCAACCTGGTTTGATAGCATCTAATTGTACTGTAATTTCATGTTCTACTAATGCACCATATTTGATTTCATCTAGTAACTTATACATTGCTCTTGCGAGTATATCATGTACATAACCAGAACGTAACACATTCATAGTTCTATCAGATACAACTGGTTGACTTTCTGCATATATCTTTACAGAGTTAAAATCTGATGGGTCTAAGAAATCGTGTACTTCAAAATGGTCCCATGGTTCACTGTGTCGGATTACTTTCATACTAGCACCGTGTTATCTCTCCAAGTATCGTCTACATAATTTACAATAAGACTTATTCTTCGTTCTAGCAGAGGATTTAATCCATGCAATTCACGTGCTGTATTAGCAAAGAACCAGCCGTTACCTGACGTAGCTGACGTATTTTGTTTATTAAATGACGTGCTTACTGAACTGTCACTTAAATATAATTGTAATGTAAATAGTTTTGCTTTATCATCGTAATGATTATGCAACCAGCTTCCTGCTTCATCTTTGCACAACTCAATACGAGTACGACATGCACTATAGTCAACTCCAGTTATATCAGAGAATACTTCTTTTGTTTTGGGTGCATCAAATATCCGACATGTATCCCTAAAAGATTTGGCATTGTATTTGTTCATCCAAATACGATAATGTTTATCTGTGCGCATACCTTCGATCTTTCCCCAATTAAACATATAACTGGCTAAGGAAATTCTTTGCGCAAGACTATCATCGATAACTTTCTCAAATGTATAGAAATCGAAACTAGCATGTGGCATCTTTCTATAGTTAAGTAGCTCTAACGTTTGTATATCTGCCATTCTTCATTAACCCTTTCTACTGTTGGTCTGTCGCATACATACACAATATCTTTCTTCAATTGATACCATCTAGGAGGGTCGTATAACGTAGGGTTTCCAAGTTCTGCTGATGGATTATCAGTAAGTTCTTTGTATGTCACATTACGTCCTGCTGGTCTGCGTATAGTGTTAGGACCGTTTATAGTCGTATTTATTAATACCACTAACCCGTCGATTGAGAACTCAATATCTGTAATAGATTTAAATTCTAAATGAGGATAATCTTCTCGTATGGTTCCCTTATAATCAGTTACCATACCAATTACGGTATCAGTATAATATTCACTGAACAGTAAGCGTGTGTTTCCCGGATGCGTTCCCCATTTCGATGTTTCAAAATAATTAAGACTTAATGGGTTTTTAATTTTAACTCCACTGCTTAAATCACTTAATATATAATCTAATGAATTAATCTTTTCTAAGTCTCGGTGAGTTAAGTCAGTATCGTTGCTGTATACAGTATTACGATCTTTAAATAAATTATTAACTTCATCTAAGATACATTGATTAATATCACGTTGAAAAAAGTTGTCGTTTATTTGTTTTAGTGTCCCAGAAAATATATAAGTTTTAGTCCCTAGAAAATCATCAATTGCTTGTACAACCTGCACAAACGATTCGTAATCTTTTAATTCATATTGATGTGGTATGTTATTAATCGTAATCATCTAGTAATTCTGTTTTATCTCCGGTGTATCCTTTTGCAGGATTCATATCATCTGCGCCTGGAAGTGGATCTTTTTTCTCAACAATTACAGGCCACATTTCTCCGTACTTAGTATTAATATCAAACAGCCTCTGTGTGAACAGCGGAGATGTATCTGGAATGATAGCTTCTGCTGGACATTCTGGTTCACATACTCCACAATCAATACATTCATCTGTGTTAATTACTAGTGTTTCTTCGCCTTCATAAAAGCAATCCACTGGACAAACCTCTACGCAATCTGTATATTTACATTTAATGCAATCTTGTGTTACTACATATGTCATATTAAAAATTCATCCTTTTCTTCAATTAAACGCATAAACGCTAATGCTGTACTAGTCATATAATACGGAGATGGATGACTCATATCGTATGCCACTCCTTTAAGTCTCAATAATGGCCTCTTAGGGCCTTGGAATAATTGTTTATCAGCATATGACGGAGTCGTGAACAAATGTTTGATCATTCCGGTTGTGTCAATTCTATACATTTTAAGATTATAATTATTCTTTAGTTTCGCAAAATTAGATATTGTATGTCTAAATATTTCTCTTGTTTTATCTTCTGCCAACAAACGCTTTTGATGATCATGGTTTACTTTAGAACCACCAACAGATTGGGTATTATGTAGAATGATTGACCCATATCCGTCATAATTTTGCTTGCCGGGTCCCGGTGTACCTTTAATTAACATTTCGATACGAGGATGTAACCAACCTAGTATCAATACTGCTTTAGGAGCGCAACCAAAATGTTTTAGCCAACTATCTAATATTCTATATGATGCTTGAATTGAGCCGCCTGGTACTCCCAAGTTTAGAGTTTTAATTCCAGTGCGTTCTTCTATTACGCTAGGCCATGTCTGACATGACGGAATACCAACCCCATATGTAAAACTACAACCCAAACATACATACATATTTTTCCATTGACTCTTCGTTATTTTTTCCATATCATCAAAGTGTGGATTGATTCTAAATTCAAAATTGTTACACTGTAGGTCTAGTTCCGTATGAACACTATGGCTGATATCCCACCAAGCATTAGGATTAGATATCTCACCATTAAACAAATAGTTACATTCTGCAGCAGTGAGTAATTCTTTAGCTTTTTCTTTTAGAAAATAAAATTCTCCAAAACGACCACGATGGTAAGCGTTTCTGTTGCCTGTAAAAACTGCTCCGTATGCTGCTCTATCATCAAATCTATCATAATTAGCAGAAATATAATTACTCATTAATTCGTTTCTCTTTTAAAAATGGGAGACCCAATATAGGATCTCCCATAATAATTATTTACCCTTGTTTACGAAATCGTAAAACTGGCGTGCAGTTTCTAGTACTTGTTCTGAACCTGGGAATGCAGGCATTTCAACTTTAGTTACTACTTCATCATGCTCTTTTCGAACTGATGTTTCTAGTGCGCCTATTTTAGCATAGTAATCTTGCCATAGTTGATTTTGTGCCATTTCTAGCATCTGTGTACGAATTTCATAACCATTCTTGTTGAATGATACTTTAGGCAATGCTGGTGCATTTGGTACCATTTTTGATAATGCATCTGTAAATGCTTCTGGCTTCAAGCCAGTATTCTTATATAGTTCGCTGAGTTTTTCAGCCATTTCTGTCATTTGTTTTGTATCGAACATTTTGTTCTCCTTTATGTGTGTGTGTTTGTGTGTATTGTAACTTTTCTGTTGCTAGGTAAGTCACCAACCCCCACGTGCTTAAATTAAGCCGCTAATGCCATTTCTGGCGCTTTATTTGCGTTTGCAATTAAAAAGTTTATTCGCGGTAACGGCGCTTATATCCCGGTAACTCCATTCATCTATCTTGTCAGTCGATCCTAGTTCAGCCCCATTAAAAAACACACTGAGGAATCGAACCTCATTTCTAGAATAGTACCATACAACAGGAGCGCGGCCTGCTAGTGTGCTTATTGGTGGAGCTGCGCGGTACTGCCCCGCGGTCCTGTCCAATCGTCAAATCACTTCAACGTTACATTCTATTTATAACATATTTTGAGAGTGATGTCAACAAAAAAAGGGAGCCTAAGCTCCCTTTAGTTAATTCTTATTGTATTCTAAATTAGAATGCGAATGTTGCTTCACCAGTCGATCCTATTTCGACCCCATCAAAAAGATACGCTCAAGAGTTTTTCTAACTTCTAAAATTTGAAGTCTTAATTCTTCATCTCTTGTGTTATGATGAAGTTCTACCAACTCTTTAGTGTGTTTCAGTTCAAACTCTAAATATTCTTTTGAATATTGTTTCATTGTGTATCCTTATGGTGGAGTCGACGACCCCATCAAAACTATACTGGTAGGATTTGAACCTACATTCGTTATTGTCTCGGTTTTTACACCAACGGCTTTACCAGTTAGCCCACAGTATAGTTATGGTGGAGTCGTTTGAATTGCTTCAACGTTACAGTTTATTTATAACATATTTTTATAGTGTTGTCAATAAAAAAGGGAGCCTAAGCTCCCTTTAGTTAATTCTTATTGTATTCTAAATTAGAATGCGAATGTTGCTGTAACTGATGGCGTTACTTGTGCTTCGTCTGTATCGTAATCTACTGTTGATGCGAATGTGATACCGTTAAAGTCACGTGATGCTGATACACCAATGTGCTGTAGTGAGTCATTTTCATCACCGTTCAAGTAGCCAGTTAGACCTGCTACTGTTGCTTCTGCTTCAAATGCCCATGTATCTAGTGCATACGTTGCAATACCACCAACTGCGATACCTGTGATATCTGTTGAACCTGCAACTGCATATGTGTACTCTTCTGATGTGCGGTTATAATCAACTGCCGCTGTTACTTCACCGAATGAAAGAAGATCACTTGTGTATGATGCTTGGATGTTTGCTACTTCAGATACATCAGTAGTGATGTCTGATAGACCCAATGCAAGACCTAGACCGCGTGTCGATACTTGTAGAGATTCTTTCATTGCAGCATTTGTGTCTGCTAATGTATCAAAACCTGTTGCCGCATTTGCTTCTGGAAGAATGCCGCCGTGATCACCAAATGATAAACGTACACCACTTACTGTTGTGCCCACATGCCATTCGTCAACACCAACTGAAGTGTTATCAACTGAGTTAAGTGAGATAGCACCAAATGCTTCATCGTTATCTGAAGCAACGTCAACGTTAAGAGTTGTTGTAGCTTCGAATTTATCTGTTGTTTGGTTCTCTGCAATTTCTACTTCGATTGAAGCGTCAATATCTGCTGCGAAAGATGTTGTAGCCATTGCAATAGCGGCTACCGTAGTTAATAGTAGTTTCATTATATTTCCTTTATGTCATGAAAAATGGACACGTAACAGAATGTTATCTGTGTCCATCTATATGTTACTTATACTAATATAATGTATTTTTCACAATATTGCAAGGCAACACATGATAATATATTATTAGTGTAACATTAATGTCACTACCATTTATCTTGTGTTAGTTGTTTGAATTTGCGTTGACTACGTACAGCATCACGTACTCTAGTTAACCTTGATTGTTCATCGCCCGGAAACCAACGGTTCTTTGTTTTAAATGAACGCTCGTATTCTGATTGACGTTTAAATTCGTTATTTAATATTTTTTCAATCAACGATAAATCTTCGATGTCAAGTTCCTCTATTTTCCTGCTTGCCATTTTGAAAGTTCTCCCAGGCCTCTTCAAAGCCTTTTTCATATTCTTCTAACGGAGCGCCGTCTGCACCTGACAACCATAATCTTTTAAAATAGCTATCAGCAGAAGAAAGTATTGTGTTTTCAGTAGTATTAATATGACCTTTAACCATCCAGAATAATCTGTATGCTTCTTTAATTTCGTTCTGTGACATGTTCTAACATCCTTATTGCTATTATGTCTATTTAATAAGAATGTTAAATGATATCGCTAACGTGTTCTATTCTGACTTAAAAATAGTCCAAGCACCATATGCGATTGCTGCATAGGCTGCCCATGTAATTAGTCCATCAAACATAAGAGTAATTACGCCAACTGCGATAAGTGCGCCGCCGTCCCATGATGTTCTTTCTTTTAATCTGTTTTTAATCCATGTAATCATTTTACTTCTCCTATAAATATGAGTAATCTTGTTTTCTAATATAATCTTCTAGTAATTTTGCCACTTGTATATTTAAGTCTCGTCCCCAATGATAGCACTCAGTAAGGCCATAATTTTCTAAAGATAATTGTTTACCTAAGGTAACTGCCCACGAATTAACGGTTCTATTTGCTGGATCGGGATTTTTGGGATATGCTTCGCAACGTGTCTTAAAATTGAAATAGTGTGGAAAATTAGATGACAAATCGACATATTCTTCTAAGACATTATCTATTGAAGTAATATTTAATCCAATGTCTTGTAATTCTTCATACATATTGTCTACAAATGGTACTTTTAACTTATCCTTAAATGATAGATTGTGGCGTTTAATCTGATAATCAGTATCGTTAATACCGTCAAAAATGATATATGGATATCCAGAACTTTTTAATATCATGTTTAACTCTCTGAAAACTTTAATATGAGAATATAATACATGTTCACTTGTATGTAGTTTGGTCCAATAGTCCTCCCAAAACCGCTTAGGCAAACCATTTAATGGCAATTTCTCTACTGGACGACCTTTGATATCGCTGGGTCCGGGGTCTAGAATATCACGTCTGGCTGTAAAGATGTTAGCATATTCTACCCCATGCGCTGTAAACGCTTGAAAATATTCATGTCGAGTTGGACAAGTTAAATTTATACAAAAAAACAGTTTATCAGTGGAACTTGCAGAATTAATGATTCTATGTAGATACTGAAGTGTATTATAATTAGACGATCCCATCGTTCCTAGATTAACACTGTTCTTAAAATTTATATTTTTTGATAAATGGTTGGTATAAGAATGAGCGTTATTTAAAATTCTATATAAAGGTCTATAGTCTTTTGATTTGTCACCATCTTGTCCACGCATCATTGCAGTGAAAGCAAGTAGATCCGAACCACCTTTTATGCTTCCCTGTCCAAAAGTAAAACTGTCACCTAGACTTATGAGTGTGTAATCACTGTAGTCCATTACTTTTTCTTACGTGAAATTCTTTTAAGTTTTTCTCTACGCTTTGACTTAGCAAGACTTAATGTTGTTCCGCCGACACGTTCTTGGAATAGAACCCCATCTAAGTGATCCATTTCATGCTGAATTGCTTGCGCCCATACACCAACAAACTTAGTTGCTTTGCGTACACCTTGCGCATTAGTATACTCTAATAGTACTGCGTTTTGACGTTTTACTTTAAGTTCAAGATGTGGGAAAGATAAACATGCTTCTGTATATGTTTCTTCTTCTGCATCTTCTGCAATTGTCATAACTGGATTAATGCATACTACAAAACCTTGTGACTTGTGTCCGACTACGAATACTCGTTCTGCTAGACCTACTTGTGGTGCGGCTAAACCGATGCCCTCATGTTCTTGCATTGTATTAATCATATCAACTGCTAGTTGTTCTGTATTCTCAGAGATAATATGCTCTGCACATTTTTGTTTTAAGATTGGATCGTTTTCGTCTACCAATTTATATTTTGCCATAGTATAATTCCTCATCTGGACATTCGTTATGTTCTACTTGTATAGTGGAGTGTGCAATTCCAAAGTTATCTATTAATAATTTCTTAGTATTCCAGATAGTGTCATTGCAACTACCACCATCAATCATCACTACATGCGCTGTTAGTGCAACTTGTCCACTAGCAAGTTCCCAGATATGCATGTGATGTATTTCTTTAATGTCATATACGCCTGACATTATGACTTTCTCAATTTCTTTTTCACTGATATTATCCGGTTTACCCATCATCATAATACGTATACAATCTGCTAATAGTTTCCAACCACTACGTAGAATCAGACTTGCTAACAACACGCTTACAATAGGGTCAGCATACATCCAACCTGTAAAGTATATTACTATGCCGCCAATAATAGCACCGATAGATCCTAGAATATCCATTAACACATGCAGTATTGCGCCGCGCATATTAATGTTATCATCATGATGGCTTGAATGTAGCACTTTAAATATAATTAGATTAACAATTAGTCCTGCAACTGCCACTGGTATCATTGTTGATATATCTACAGTCTCAACATTTATTAGTCTATGTATCGCTTCGTAAATAATGTAAGCAAATATGCCGAACCAAAGTAGTGCATTGAATAATGCAGCAATAACTTCTGTGCGCATAAAGCCATATGAATATGTTTCTGTTGGTGCCCATCTACCAAGCCAGAAGCCAAGTAATGCAACTCCCAAAGCAAATGCATCTGTTAGAAGGTGCATAGCATCGCCAAAGAGCGCCAGTGAGTTGCTGTAGTGCGCGCCTACTAGTTCTACTGCTACAAATAGCAATAGAATTACAATTGAACACTTCATTGCACGTTCATTATTAGTTCGGGGTCTTATGTGATAATCAGGATGTTTCATTGATATTATTTATTAACTAAATGCGTTAATCATTTTATTGATTTCTCTGTTTGAAAAGAATTGTGATAGAAGTTCGATATTACGTTTGTGATAATCGTGTACTGCATCATGTATCATTTCTTTATTATCAAGATATTCCTGGAACAGACCGAATATAGAAAATAATCTACTCCATTCTAAGTCTTGATTTTTTACAATTAGGTTCTTATAAAGTATTGTTTCACTGTATGAAGATGTAATGTCAAACTGTTCTGCTTCTAGTCGCACATTATCAGACACATAGGACAGGGTTCTATTATTATTTTTTAATATAGAACTGGTCCAACCAGAGTGCGTTTCTTTACTATAATTTTTTTCTAATCTACCCATATGCTTCATTTCTCTTAGTGCCTCAGTGTAGATACAACTGTCACCAGAAAGAATGCTAACGTATTTGTAGTCGCCGATGTTCTTATTTTTGATATCGTAAAAGCAATTCTTATGGTATGGTATATGACCGATATCCCAAGAAAATCCAAACTCAGTTTCAAATTTAGAAAAAATAATATCATGTAGTGTTGAATAGAAAAATCCAGTACGCTCTATACTAGATAATTCTCTTTCATCTTCAAGTGTGAAATCATAAATTTTCTGTTTACGTATCAAATATTCTCCTAACTGTAGATTATCAGTTATTCCCATTAAACGATTTTCTGAGTAGTTGAGAATGTCTCCTCTGGTTACAGGATCAACTATCTTCCCAAGTTGTCTTGTGATAATGTTTCGGTTTTCAATGCTGTTATAACAAGAGTAGTTAGATTTCTCAACCATATTATTTAAATATGTAATAACTTCACCCAACGCATGTTGATTGTCATCATCTAATAGGCCTCGAATAATCTCTTTTTTTGAGTTTAATGTCAAACTAGATAATATCGCGCTCTGTTTATATGTATATTCATTAATATCGGGGCTTTCACCTATTAACTGGTTGTCACCGAGTAATTTAGCAACCTGCCCAAATATAAAATGACCACCTGCGCCGGGCAAGAATATCAAATCTCTTTTCGGAGTATCAAACATCTGTTATATTCCTATAATAGTCTCTTATTCCCTCAGCTTGTACAATTTTAGGTTCCCATCCCAGTAGCTTTTTTGCTTTTGATATGTCTGCGAGTGTTTCGTTTGCATATCCTTTTGGCTTCTCTACGTGTTCTACAACTAAATCTGGGACTGTTTCACGCAGAATATCTACTACGCTGTTCACTGAGATATTAGTTCCGGTACCTAAGTTGAATATTTCACTTTTTACTTTACTTTCCATACTTGCAATAACACCACGTGCAACATCACTAACGTGAATATAATCACGCTTTAGTTCGCCGTCGCCGTGTACTGTTACAGGCTGTCCTTCATGTGCGAGTCTACCAAACTTAGCAATCATTAATCCCTTATCATCACACCCAGGTTGTTCTGGCCCATACACTGTAAAGAAACGAACTACGGTGTAGTTAACATCAAACATATTCTTATACTGTCTACATAGATGCTCACCAAACAACTTAGTCATAGCATAGTAGTTAAGTGGATCTGGTTTATGATAGGGTTTATGTGGTGCTGGATTATTTCCGTAAATTGAACTACTACTTGCATATACAAACTTACGAATACCAACAGCATGTGCAGCTGTTAAAATGTTTCGTGTGCCTGTAACATTATCATCATAATAGTCATCAGGATTAATAAAGCTATCTGGAATGCGAGGCCTTGCTGCTAGATGAACAATAAAGTCTTGTCCAGCAGATGCCATCACACACTTTGCTGCATTCTGTATATCACCTTTGATATACTTGATATTCTTAAAGTCTTCTGGTTTTTCTGCTTTATCTAGAACAGTTATTGCATAACCTTTAAGTTGTAGTTGCTTAACAACTTCGCGCCCTACAAATCCAGCACCACCTGTGACTAGGACTTTACCCTTTAACTGCATTAATTACCTCTTTTGGTACTCTGACCACTTTTCTATCTTTGTTTATGAGAGTGAATCTAACCGTTCCTGTTAAACAGTTAGTGTATTCCTTGCTTTTTGCATCTCTATGTTTTATAGTTACAAGTATACTTATGCTTCCGGATGATATACTTTCTAACTCACCCCATGCTTCAAAGTAGTTATGTGGAAATGCAGGTGATATGAATTTTAAGTCCGCACTATTAGTTACAGCAAGAGTATCAGGCATATCGCACAAGAATAACTCATTAATAAATGTCAATGCTGCAACATCGGCTTGTTCAAATATCCATGCACCCCTAACTGACCCATTACCGTTAATAGTATTGCCAGGTATGTAACCTTTTAATAGTAGCTTCATGTTAACTTTGGGATTGCAGGGTCAATAAAGTCATCTGGCATTTCAATTTCTTCCCCTTCGAACAAAAACTTGTTTCGTTGTTCTGCTAAGAATTTACGTGCATCTGCATCCATTAAATTCAAACGGTTCTCGTTAATAATCATTGTCTGAATATTCAACCATTCATCCCATGCCGCCGATGAAACATTCTCTAATATCTCAATGCCGTCTTTCCCAGGAAACGGTGCTTTCTCTAATGCTGTTAATTCTTTATTGTACTTAGCGCACATAACTTTAGCCATAGTTATTCTCCATTCGATTTATACTTAGTATAACATAAAAATATTATGATTGCAAGTATTATTTTACTTGACAGTATGTCACAGTTGCATTAGGTGCATACCGAGTCTTCGTAGAATGCAGTTGTTTTTGGTGTTTTTTAGTGCTATATTATAATAAATAATAGTAGAGAAACACACTATCGTTTCGCTATTCGGCACTGGGAAAGACCAGAGCAGGCGCAGACTGCTTTATCAAACGAATGACGCTGTGAAAAGACACAGGGTATTGCTTTCCTCAAGCATCCTAACATGGAGAAATAAAATGACACTAAACTTATTTGGTGCCTTTGCAAATCTTTTTGGCGGGCGTAAAATGTCTGCAAGTTACAGAAAAGATTTATTGACTTGGGCAAAAATTGAATATGCAAACGACTGGCAGTTTGCTTATAACTATATGATTGAAAACGATGGGCAAGCGCCTACTAGACACACACAAGGAATAAACTAATGCTTAATAGTATTATCACATCATTAATTAACTTTAATAAAAATAGAGAGTATAGAGCGGCTGTTCGCACTACTGTCAATGAACTTTCGAAACTTTCTAACCATGAGCTAAATGATATCGGTATCGCACGTGGCGACATTTATCATATTGCACATAGTTCATACAAGAAACCAAAGCAAGTGACACTATCTGATATTTCAGAAATGACAAATATCGAAACAAACGCTAACTTGAAAGGTTTTGTATAATGGCTACACTAGTAATGAATACAACATCTAACTTAGGTAAGATAGTAAGTAGAGGCTTAATTACATTTGCAATGGGCGTATGGGCATTTGGTGAATCAGCAGGTCGTGCAAGAGCGGCTGAAGCACTTTGGAGAGAAGGCTTTCACGAAGAAGCAAAACGTCTAATGTTGGAGAACAAATAATGACTGGTGATATCGCAATGATGGGCGCCTATATTGGTGCAGGGTTAGCAACTTTAGGCATGGGCGGCGCAGCCATCGCAGTAGGAATGATTGTTGGTAGTGTACTTAAAGTAATGCCAAAGAAAGGCGACACAGGAACAATGTTCGTTGGTGTTGCATTTGCAGAAGCATTAGGTATCTTTGCATTCTTAGTAGCACTACTATTAATGTTCGCAGTATTATAATGAACATAAACGCAGAAATAGTACAACGCATCGGCTTTTACTCTTTCGTAATTATGTCATCATTAATTGTCATTTGCATAGGTTTTGGTTTCTATGCAGTTATCGACAAATACAAACAACCAGACTGGGCAGAAGTATGCATCGAAAAAGGTGGAGTCCCAGTACAATTAGAAAAGTCATACTTTGACTGTAAGGGAATATAATATGTTAAAGAAATTTATGAAATTAATGGAATACAGAAGTTATTGTATGAGTATTAAGCAACTTAGAGAAATGGGCATGCATGACAAAGCTAATGAAATCTCTGAATTTAAACACAATATGTATAAAACAAGTTAATAAAATAAACACATCAATAAAAAGAAAAAAGACCCTTTCGGGTCTTTTCCATTATTTACGTTTACGTTTACATTCATACACATCAAGTGTTTTATCATTATACTCACTGTGTAGTTTCACATCATAACCCCACAATTTTTGTACATGAGTTAATACTTGTTCTGCATCACCACGATTTAATCTCTTACCATTAAAAGAGTTATGCGTAAGTGTAAGTTCACGTGTCTCTGCAACATCCGCTTCTGTTACTTGAATGTCTGGTATCATTGCTGCTGTTACATATTGCTGTGACAATGCTTTACGTACATTCTTGTATCCTCGTTCATTATGAATAGAACTTACATGATAATCATCATAATATTCTTCATCATGCAGAACAAACAATTTCCAATCACGAATAACTTTAGGTCCCAAGAACTGTAAGATAGCACTTTCATCACGATAGTTTGCAACAACGTCTTTAATCGTGTCACGCCAGTTAGTACCTACGATATGTGGGAACCACGCTTCGTCTTCTTTGTCTGGAGTTTCACATACACGTTGAATATCTTTCAGAATAGCAAAGCCAAGTGCATATGGGTTAAATCCGCTGTAGTTCTGTGAGTTAAAGTTCGGTTGATATAGAACTGCACTGTGTAAAGCAAAGAACTCCATCATTGCGCCATCATCGACTTTTCCTTGATCATATAATTTATTAAAGATGTAATGGTGTGTAAATGATGCAAAGCCCTCGTTCATAACTTTTGTCTGATATTGTGGATAGAAGTATTGTGCAATACGTCTAACAATGCGACATAGTTCACGTTGCCAAGGTGCAAGAACAGGAGAATGCTTTTCTAAGAAGTATAGCAAGTTTTCTTCTGGTTCTGACGGCCAGGTATTTTGCGTAGATTTTTCTTCTTTTGCTTTCTTCGGTACTGTATTCCACAATTCATTAACTTGTGATTGTAAGTACTCACTACGTGCTTTTTGTTTTTCATACTCACGTCTTGCATTTAATTTTGGTGGACGCTTGTACTTGTTGATAGACTGATACTGAATAGCATGACATGCATCAAGTGTTTCTTCTACGATATCTGCACCATAACGTTCTTCGCATTCTCTAATATACTTCTTAGCAAATAACAAATAATCAACAATTGCATCAGGTGATGTCCACTGTTTAAATAGATAATTGTTCTTAAAGAAGTGATTATGACCAAATGCGGCATGCGCAATCACAAGTGCTTGTGTAGTCATAGAGTTTTCTTCCATCAAATAGTTGATACACGGATCACTATTGATAACAAGTTCGTATGCTAATCCCATACGACCTGCTTGATACTGTTGCATATTAGAAATGAAACTCTTACCGTAACTCCAATGGTCATACATCAATGGCATCCCAACTGAACTGTAAGCATCAAGCATTTGTTCTACTGTAATGATTTCAATCTGATTAGGGAAACAATCTAGTCCCATGTCTTCGACTGCAATCTCCTCACAAGCATCCATCACTGAGTATAACTTATTAAAGTCCCAATGTGATCCTGTGTAAAGTAACTTACTCATGTTTCTTTCCTATCTTTAGCGAAAATCTTTCTGAATATCGGATATACATCTGATGGTTTCTGTACTCGTTCTGCTACCATGTTTTGATTACTACCGACAATATTATCATACACTTCCATTAACTGATGTGCAAAGCCGCCAAGCATTCCCATTCCTCTTGGTTCTCCAACTTCAATATAAGAGAAGAACTGAGATACTGGTAGAATGTCATTCTGTAGAATTTCAAGTAATTTACCGTTGTCATCGCTCCAGTTATCACCGTCACTTGCTTGTGCAAAATATACATTCCACTCACTCGGAGAATAACGTTCACTCATAATATCTTTAGCAAGTTCAAATGCACTAGATACAACTGTACCACCACTCTCGCGTCCTGTAAAGAATTCTTCTTCATCACATTCTTTAGCTTGTGTATGGTGACGAATGAATACTGCATCGACACGTTTGTACTTACGAGAGATAAACAAGTTAAGCATCATAAAGAAACGCTTTGCTAAATCTTTATGGCTCTCTGTCATTGATGCTGAAACATCCATAATAAAGAATACAACAGCTTGTGAACTTGGCTTCGGTGATGTTGTGAAGTTATTATAACGTAAGTCTACTGGATCAATGAACGCTACCGCTCTAGCACGAATGCGAAGACTACTAATTTCTTCTTCAAGTTCTAAACGCTTATCTTCATCTTCTTCTGTTTCTAGTAGTGCTTCTAGTTCACGTATCTTACGCATCTTAGGCTTCTGTAGAGCGATCCTACGACCCATAGAGTTAATCATTGACTTCTCTAGATTAAGTTGTGCAGGATTGCCATCATTAGTGAAGCCACTACGATGCATTTCTACTTTCTCTACAACTTTGTTTTCTTTAGAAATCATATGAGGAAGTTCTAAGTCTTCGAATAAGATGTTTACAAATTCATCATTAGATAATGCAAATTGAAAATCATCTTCGCCCTCGCCGTCTGGTGAACCTTGCGATCCTCCTCCGCCTTCGCCGCCCTGAGGCTTCTGTAGTAGATCACCCTCTACAAAGTCTTCATTGCCTGGAAGTACGATATCACGTGAGCCACTGTCTGACTTGTGACCAAATGATGGCTCACTGATACCTTTACGATTGATAGTAACGTCTTGGTCATCGCCAGATCCTTTGATAGAGCGACCACCTAATTTTTCGTGAATACTTTTACGTATTTCATCTTTGGTGCGTTTGAGAAACTTTTGTCTGTTTCCCGAACTCTTACCACCTGGATTTTTGCGTCTGTCAATAATAGTATTGTTTGGCATTATATGTCCTTTAGTTAGACTTCTGGACTCGCATATACCATTCTACTAGTCGTTTAACTTGACGTTCTGTATAACCTTTTTCAGTCATACGTGAAACGAAATCATCATGCTTACCTTGGTCATCTTTTGATTTCTTGCTACCGAATGAAATTACTGGAAGTAGTTCTTCTGTTCCTGCAAACATTTTGTTTTCGATAACTTCTTTCATCTTTTCATATGCTGTCCAAGGAGGGTTACTACCTTCATACTTTGTTCTCGCACGTAGAACCCAATTCACTACTTCATTTCTAAAGTCTTTTGGATTAGCAATACCAGCTGGCTTTTCAATCTTTTCTAATTCGTCATTAAGAATAGAACGGTCAAATAAGTTACCAGTGTCTGGGTCTTTGTAATCAATGTTCTGAATCCAGTGATCTGCATAATCGATATAACGATCAAACAAGTTCTGTCCGTATTCATTATAGCTTTCTAAGTATGCTTTTTGAATTTCATTACCTACATCTTCTGCATATTTAGGAGCAAGATAATCTTTAATATAACCAATCAAACGTTCTTCGGTTTCTTCTGGGAATTGTTCACGCTTGATAGCATTCTCTAGCACATGCATTAGATGCACTGGGTCTGCCGCAACTTCATTTGCATCATGGTTGAATGTCTGAGACAAAATCTTAAATGCGAAACGTGTTGACATACCTGCCATACCTTCGTCTACTCCTGCTACGTCACGATACTCTTGCATCGTCTTTGCTTTAGGATCAACATCATGTAGGTTCTCACCGTTGTATACACGCATCTTTGCAGGAAGATTACTATTTGTATGTGTCTTTAGACGTGACAAAATAGAGAACTGTGCAAGCATATCTAGTGTATGCGGTGCGCAACGACTGTCATCAAGGCCAGATGATTTAAGCATCTTGTCATAGATAGATGTTTCTTCTGTAACACGTAGACAGTAAGGGACTTTAACGATGTATACACGATCCAAGAACGCTTCGTTGTTCTTGTTGTTTCTGAATGCTTCCCATTCGCTTTCGTTAGAGTGTGCAACTACTACGCCGTTAAACGGGATTGCTGAGATACCCTCAGTACCCATATAGTTACCTTCTTGTGTCGCTGTTAACAGTGGGTGTAGAACTTTGATTGGTGCTTTAAACATCTCAACAAATTCCATCATGCCCTGGTTACCACGACATAGACCGCCTGAGAACGCATATGAATCTGGATCATTCTGTGAGAAATACTCTAGCTTACGAATATCTGTTTTACCAACCAGTGATGAAATATCTTGATTGTTATCATCGCCCGGTTCTGTTTTCATAATACCGATTTGTTTCAGTTTCGATGGATACATCTTTACTACTGAGAACTTAGAGATATCACCGTCATATTCTTCTAGGCGTTTGACTGCCCAAGGCGAAAGAAGACCAGATAAGTAACGCTTTGGAATACCGTATTCGTTTTCCATATCATCACTAAAATCTTTTGGATCGAAAAGTCCTAGAGGCGTTTCATATACTGGAGAGATTTCATCGCCAGCTTTTAGAACATACATAGGATGCTGTTCCATTAATTCTTTTAGTCGTTCTGCAAGAGAAGACTTACCACCACCAACTGGACCAAGAAGATAAAGAACTTGCTTACGTTCTTCTAGTCCTTGTGCCGAATGACGAAAGTATGCTACTAGACGTTCTACTGCTTCTTCCATCCCAAAGAAATCTTTAAACGCTGGGTAGACTTTGATTGTTCTGTTTAAGAAGATACGACTTAGACGTTGGTCTGTGCTTGTATCTACGGTTTCTGGCTCACCGATTGCATTAAGCATTCTTTCTGGAGCAGTTGCGTATGCTAGTTTATCTTTTTTGCACAACTTCAAATAGTCTTCTAACGACATTTCATCTTGTTGCTTACTAGCATATACTTTACTGAATTTTTTTAATACGCCCATATTAATTTTGTCCTCTTTTATTATATTCATATATAACTATACTTATCATTTAAGTTACCGTCTACTTTTAGATTTCTCAAGAATATCGATTAAATCCCCAAAATCTTTCAAAACAGAAATAACATTCTTCACAATGCTTTTCTATATCGTATGCAGGTTCATCAATAAATGCTTCACAGCTACGAGTCACCGGATACAATGTATCCATTAGCCCTTGATTTATATAATGTTCTGCTACGCCCTTTTTGTCCACATTTGCTAATGGAGCCTTTAACGCAAACCATGATTTTTTTGATGACATGCGCTGTCGTTCTTCTATCCCAATACACGGCGATCCCCATTTATCACGCCACGCATAAAGTTCGGGAGCTTCTTCTTGTGTCGGGTTAGCGGTAATGCCATAGAAATGTGTTGCTAATCTTGCTGTTAAATATGCACGTTTTAAAACCTGCTGCTGGTCACTGACATATGTGTCCGCTCTAGCTGTACCAACGAAATGCTCACCCCAGTTGTCATAGCCCGTTAATTCTGTAATACGTTTTATTACACGCTTTGCATAAATCTCTTGATATGGTTTCGTAGGAGTTACTCCAGTAACTGGATATATAACTAATTCTGGTAGTTCTTCTTTTGCAAATTTTGCAAGCATATAAGCTACTATAGCACTATCTGCGCCGCCACTTATTTTCATACCAATTCGATAATTATTATCATAATTAACAAACATCTCTGGTGTTAGTTCTATAGTTTCCTGTGAGTTTTCGAATATCATCTTAATAAATTTCTATGTACTAGTAAATATATTACCAACACTACCACTGAATGTGAAGTGACCGATGTGGTCTAAATTAATGCACGGATCTAGCCATACTTCGCCTCCTATAGCTTGCCATCTACGACAAAATGCATAATCTTCTGATAGATAACGTTTTGTATCAGGCTCATGCATACAGTCAAAGAACAGGTATGTCCACTTAGCAAATTCTTCATCTAGCGACAAATCATTGTTGAAGTATAACTCAGGATATGCCGCAATCATTTTCATAATGACTTCGCGTTTAATTAGCATAAATCCTGTTGCAGCATCTTTTAGTTTTACAAGTCCATCTTCTGTACGAATTGTTCCTTGTTCAGACTTATCAAAGTTCCATTCAAAATTTAGAGCATAGTTAGATGCGAGTCGTTGTAGATCATGCATTGTTACAGAATCATTATCAGATGCGGCCTTAGTCATTTTGTCCCAATTCAAATCTTTCTTTGGGTATGCACCAACAATAATATCTTTGTCATGTTGTAACATATGAAGAATATCAATAGGATCAAAGTTAATATCAGCATCGATAAACATTAGATGTGTTGCTTGCGGATTTGCCATCATATAAGCAACCATATGACACCTTGCCCTTGAGATAAGAGACTCGTTTGCTGATGTTGTTACTGAATAGGGAATTTCATGCTTCGTATAAAGCATATGTGCTTTAGACCATGAACGAAAGAATGGCTCTGTTACCTGTCCGCCGTAGCATGGAGTACAATAATGTACATGTGTTTTTTTGATAAATTCTAAATCAATGTCTTTACGGTGCTTCCGAAGACTTTCAATTATGTCACTCAACTGTGTATCCACTTCTTGTTACTTAGATTTATAATACTATAATTAGGCACCTAAGTCAAGGATTTATTTTGAAGATTTCTGATCTGCTATCCACTTTTTAGCTCTACGGTCGTTTGGTGCAGACATTAAGAATTTGTCAATAGCTCTATCGACTTCTAAGAAGTTTGCTTTACGATCTGGATCTTCAAGACCACCACTGTTATCTACAATGTGAAAGTTTCCCGCACCAAAAAGCTGTTGAAACTTCATAAGGTTTTGCTGAACTGTTTGCCACATCTTAGTTACTTGCTCTTTAGGAAGACTTCTAGCTCTTGCTGAATTACGATCCTGTGCTACGTCTTCACTTGTATTAACAAATAACATCATAGTTTCATAACCTAATGATTTTAATTGTTCACTCGCTTTTTGTACCTTCGCTACGTCTTTTCCGGTACCATCGATAATAAGTCCTAGACGGCCTTCAATATGAGATGCTTCTTTATTTTTTGTAATCTGCTTCGCACGATTGCGAATTTCTTGACCTTCATCTGAATAGATATTGTCAGGTGTTAATTCTTTGCCTGCTTTCCCCATCATATATTCGTAGATATCATCTGAATTCACAGTACGTAGTCCGGTGCCACTTAGCATCTTATTAGCTACGAATGATTTACCACTACCTGGACCGCCAGCTAAAAATACTGCTTTAAAGATATGAGGATCATTGACCCCCTCTTCTACTGGTTTGATGATTTCATTAACGTACATTTATATTCACTCCAAGAATTTATTATATGTATTTATCTTGGTCCGCTATAAATTACTTGAGAACGAATTGAGTTCCAACTTCTTTGTATCATATCCAACTCTCGTTTAAACTTTTCTCTACGAGTGTTTGATCCATTGAGATATCTATCAATATAGGTGTCTCTTGCTGTTATTTCTTTGTCAGGATCTCGACTACCAGTATTGCTCGTATATGATAATGAAACCTTGGCAGCGTTCATATGCGCTTTTGTTCTTCGAATAATTTTTCTTGCATTATCTACTAGATTTTTCGACTCACCTTTTAGTGCTGTATTTGGAAAATGTGCAGTATCTAATACTCTCTCAATTTCACTTCTGATCATAGCGGCATCTGAACGTATCTTCAAGAAGTCTGTTAAGTAATTCTTTTTCCATGTTGCAAATACCTCAGATTCAAACTCACGTGTTGATGTTGGAGTTGGTATTTCATTATCACTTTTAGGTGTAGCTCCCTTACTATCAAGTCTACTACTAGGTGTAGCTCCCTTACTATCAAGTCCACTACTAGGTGTAGCTCCCTTACTATCAAGTCTACTACTAGGCGAAGATCCGGTTTCTGGTAATTTAGTTACGATGCTGTTCCCACTCTGCGTTTCAGTAGATGTAAACTTTTCATCAGTGTTGAATATACTAGAAAAATCTGGCTCAATATCGTGCAAGTATGAGTCAAATGGCGAATATAATTTAGCAGCCAAGGTCATAGGAGACTGTGGGACCCCTGCCGCGGTTGCCGCTGCATTTTTAGCTTCTTCTACTATGGTATTTACTTCATCTGCATTTGCTCTAGGATCTAGTTCAGTTGCAATATTAGAAACTACATTAGTTACTGGAGAAATCATGTTCTGTGCGGCTGATTTAAGTTCAGGAGATCCGGTGTTTAACAGCACTGCTAGTTTGCATGGATCTAATGTTGCAGCTGCTAGTGCAAGAGCCGCTAACTTTGCAGCGATACTGTCTGCCATACTTTTCAGGTTTGCTATTTCACTTGTTATCTGATTTGCCAATGCGGCGATGCCATTCATCATAGAATTTGCAATATTACCAATCTCATTGAATACATCTTTGATACTCTGTGGTATCATATCTGATATTGCGCCAACGATTGAAGAAATACCATCCGTAATTGCGCCGGTGATACCTGCTGTAATATCACTTATTGCGCCGGTGATACCTGCTGTAATATCACTTATTGCGCCGGTGATACCTGCTGTAATATCACTTATTGCGCCAATTACCGGACCTAATAACTCTTTCACTTTATCTAGACCAGCATCCATGAAGTCCATTATACCGTCAAATGCGCCTGACATAAGTCCCATCAGTTCATTAAACAAACTACAACTATCCGCCTGTTCGCCGAACTGCTGGTTCATATCAGCTAGTGAACTCGCTTGTTCTAATGTCTGTGGCAAGTTAGTAATCTGAGAATTTGTATGATTTTGTAAACTACTATACATAGGTATTGCTGCACCTGATAACCCGGCGACGAGTAGCATATTACTGAAATCGACCCCCAATGCAGATGACAATCCTGCTAGTAGCAATGATGTTTCAGTTGAGGATAATCCTGCATCTGAGAATGCACTTGAGAATGCACTTGACAATGCTGCCATCGCTAGTACACCTGGACTTGTTGCGAAATTTGTAAAAGCATTTATACTTGCTGTAGAACGTGCATCGTATGGATTAGTGAAGTTGTTTGCACTAATTTCACTACTAAAAACTTGTAATGCTTGCGTTCTATTATAATGTGATTGACGTGCTTGTAATTCTGCAAGTTGTTCAGGCGTCAAATCTGTAGAACTTACACCATCATAATATTCAGCAGGAGTATTAGTTTCTGCTAATGTTACAGCACCGCCGCCATTTCTAATCCATTCTTGGTATAATCTTTCAAATTCTGCTTCGCTTGACATACTCTTATCCGTTCACTATCACATTGCCACTGCCGCTTGCTACTCTTATGCCACAAGAAAACGCATCGCCCACTCTACCAAGAGGTTTACCATTGACTAATACGTTAGACGAACCTTGTCGTAGTGGCGTAACATGCGGCACACAAGATGGCGGAGAACCTCGCGGAATACCATGTGGGGTATCACTATCTCCAACTCTGAATGCTTGCAATCCATTAATGATTACATTGCTTGAGCCGCTGGAACATTTGCCCGGTCCACATGTTGGGTGATTAGTTGTACTATCTGTTGTTCTTGCGGCGCTTGGCATTATGTAATTAATCCTGATTTTTCTGGGACGACAAGACCAGATGTTGCTGCTCTATATGCGTCTGATGTTTCTTTATTCGTTTTTAACACTGCAACAACTTTAGTTGCTTTGATATTGACTTCGCCTTCACTATCACCTGTGATAGTAAAGTTCTGAAATGCTGCACCTTGCGGTCCAATTGCAATAGTAAGTGGACGTGCAAGTGTAATGTACGCATCATCTTCTTTTACTAGTTTGCCTAATACTTCTTGTCCACTCATTAATGAAAGTGTTACGATATCGTTTGTGTTATATTTCTTTTCAATTAGCATTTTTGCCCTCTGTTAATAATTTCCACCATTCCGGTTCTATTTTTTTATAATTCATCATCTTCTTGTTTGCAAGAAAATAATTTCGTTCTTGTAGTTTAAGTCTATCAACGAACTTACCATTTTCATGTATTACTTCTTTATCATTGAGTACAGTGTCCATAGAGTTAATAATAAGATTTAGATTACTATATGCCCTTTCACTTATATCACTTGTATTTATTACTTTATTAAGTCTGTGCTTAATTATCGGCTTAATATCCGTCGGAATATTAGCAACTGAAAGCCATTTAGGTGATGTTACCATATTTACTGCCCATGTATCTAATATATTTGGATCATTAAATGATTTTAAATAGTCAATCATAAGTCCCATACTGTAAACATTTAATATACTAACTGTAGTAGCTATACTACACCTGTTACTAATACCTGGTAATTCATTTCTCTCATTGAAATAATCAATATATTCTCTTATATTACGTTGCTGTTCTTCCCATACTGATCCAGTTCGCATGTATTCGCCAAGTTCACCAATAGCATCAATACTGAATGATATGTTAATTGATGGGAATTCATTCCATAACTGTCTAATCTCATCAGTAAGTCTTATAGTTGCATTAGTTACATATGATATAGACGGTCTAATATTATTTTTTATTAACCATCTTAGATAGTCATAGTGTTCTTGTATTAATAATGGTTCGCCACCCGTAAACTGTATATATTCTAAATCATGTGATACATCATGTAGTCCGTTCCAAAACGTTTCATCGTGTATCCAGTCTGATCCTAACTGTCGTTTTCTTATCCAATCTTTATCTAAAGTTTCAAACATCAATAAAGAATCTTCTTTAAGTAATTTGTTTGAACTCTGAGAAGAGCAACTTCTACATGCAAGATTACACTTTGCTCCCAATTTAAGTTCAAAAGACTTCAATGTGTGATTATCTTTAGTAACTTTTATATCTTTAAAGTGTTCATTAGCCCACATCCGATGTGAGAAGGCACTATTCTTCTCATACATGTAGCAGTTTTTGCAACCAGGAGATGGAATATTATTTAATGAGTTATATCGAAGTTGTTTCCATTCTTCGTGTTCATTAAAAATTTCTGTTATAGGCAAGTCTTGATGTTTTGGCACCAATGAACCGTCTATCTCTTTGCCCAGTACAGGAGACGTTCGCCAATTGTAATTACAACATGCAATTGTATGCCCACGTGCAGTTAAATTCAAATGAGAGTGTGGTAAAATACAAAAATATTTGCCACTCTTATCAGCCATTTGAATTTCTTTCTTTTACCAAACTAATAATTTTATTGGCATCATGTCTTGTTAATATATCTAAATCATCTTTTATAAGTTCAAACTTATCTAGTTTACCAGTTATTCTGTTTAAAATATAACCATCTACATAGCATACTAGATACATATCGCCTTCCGATAGGTCATGTATTAACCATACTTCTGGATTCAAATCAGGACGGGCATGATGGATAGTATAAAAACATCCCAATCCATTACCGCTGTTTGTGTAAAATTCTTCTGTGATATATTCCCAAACATCTGGCCACGATGCAGGTCTATCATAATCAAAGCCATGCCGACTGTAATCTAATTTCTTCCAGAAGTCCATTGCTTTTTGCAAATTCTTTTCAGAAAAGTCTTCTTTTAGATTTAGTCTTGTTTGTCGCCATTCATATAAAAGATTAGCTGTGTCTGTCATATTACATAGACCAACGTTTGACTGTGTAACTTACCTCTGTTGTGAAGCCTGTATCTTGCGTGAAATTAATTTCTAGATTGTCGCCGTTGATAGTAGTAGAGAATTCGATGTTTGAGAATTCATCAACTTCTGCAATACCGTCGCTATCGTCTTGCCAAATTTCAGTATTGTCATCTGTTAGCTTTGCTTGTGCAACACCTAATGGATAACCGTTAACTATTTTAAGTTGTCCAACACGAATATACGTTACATTACCATCGTATTGTTTTAGGGAATAATCAACAAAGAATGATGTACACACATCATGTTGGTATTTTAAGAATACACCGTTTGTATCTGTAAATGTTTTTCTATATAGACTTGGACGTAAACCAGTAACTGCATCTAACGAACTTAGGTGTTGATCTGCAAATAGTTGATTGAATGAATTTTCCGTAATTACTTCGACTTGTTTTCTTGGGCGACCGTATTCTGCTACGTTGAATGCAGCAGTGTTATTCATTGCAGTAAGTAATGCTTCTACATCTACCACATTACGAATTACAAGGTCTTCATCTATCATTAATCCAGGCTCTGGGTTGTCTACACTATCTAACCATGACTGTATTACCGCATGTGCATTTGCAAATGGATCAAACTGTATCTCATTAATTGCATCATCGATGCCAACAAACAATTGATTGGTGTCTGTAGTAAACCCCATTTCACCTGTTTCAAGTGTGGCAGATGTGATTTCATCGCGGAAACCGCGTCTTAATAAAATTTTTACGTTCTCTGTAGACATAATGTAACTCCTAGTCGTTACATGTATTTATCAAAATACTCTTGAACCTTTAATGCCCATTGCATTGCATACTTGTCGAACTCTTCACCTTCGACTACAAACTCTTGATAATTACCTAGGTTGTCTGCTTCTGCATCCCAACCAATCATCATAATGACAATAGTACGAATGTTAGTTCCGTACAACTCATTGTGTGCTGATGCATATGCTGCACCTTGTAAGAAGTAATCATCAATCCACTCACGCTTCTTAGGCTTGCGTGTAGTTTTGAAATCGACCATTGCAGGCTTACCGTTCCATACACCAATGCAATCTGCTGTTCCAGCATAGAGACCTGGGTAGTATAGAGGTACTTCCGTCCCCCAACATTCGTTTAGATTGCTGAGTCCTTTATCAATTACAATGTCTGAAAGTTCTTTAGCCATCTGATGAATAAGATTAGTACCCGTAGGCCTATCTTCTTCAAGAATAAACTTTTCTAAGTGTAAGTGTACTTGTGTACCAATACCAGTAGCAAGGTTCATAATACGGTTAGCTTCTTCATTTCCGACACGCTGGCGCCATTCATGTATCGCTGTTTTATCAGCAAGCGCAGATAGTACTGTCGTTACGCTTGGTAATGGTTTACCCCCAGGCGTCTGATAGTGACGGGATCCATCAACATTCACACGCGACAAGGGGGTATATGTATAAGTTTCTTTTAGCATACGTATAGTATACTATGATTCGAAAAGAATTACAAGCTCTTTTTTATGATTTCAATCATATCCGCTTTCTTTTTTCTGCGGTCAAGTGCTAGTCCAAGTGTTTCTTCTGCCCATTCGTCTAACTCTTTTTTAGTCATTGCTTCGAAGTCTGGCGTTTCTGCTTTCACATCTTCAGCCGGACTTACTTTAACTACATCATCGTGTTTAATAACAATTGGGTCTGGACCAGTTTCAACTACAAGTTCATTTGTAACTTCTACAGATGCTTCTTTTAGTTTACGCATTGCTTCTTCTTCAGTACGTGCTACTTTTGCCATAAACTCTCTATGGCGTTTTGCGTCTAAGATTTCGCGTCTACGTTCAGCTACTTCCTTAGGTAGTTTAGAAAGTGCTAATTCTTCTGCATTTAGCTCTTCACGTTCTGCATGAATTTTTTCATTCATTTCTTTTTTAGAAATAATTTTTAATTCTTTATCACCTTTAATAATTAATGGCATTATCCAATCCTCTTATCAGTTGCTTTGTTAGCAAGTTTTTTAACTGTTTCTCTATCACTGTTTTCCTCACCTTGAGTTGGGGCTCCGACGAGTGTGATAGCGTCTACTGTTACTTTACTAGTATACTTGCTATTGCGCATTAAGTCAACAATTGATTCAGGTGTCACAGTGTGACCCATATCATTTAACTCTCTAGCTAAAATATCAGTACCAATAGTGAAAATTGAATTCGCTTTTAAACGAACTAGATACGCATTGATATCATTAATCAATTGCGCATGTGAATTTGCATCTTCATTTAAAAGTGTTGAAATTTTCATCTATTATCTCTTTGCACGTCCTAGTGGTTCATCTTCTGGGCCTGACATTGATTCATCACCACCTGAAAATTCCATATCCATTGAGATATCATCTTCCATATCTGCGCCCATGTCTCCGCCAAGTTCTGCACCGGTCGCTGCCATGTCTGATGCTGGTTGCTGACCAGTTAGTACTAGTACTGCATCGTTAACTGCATCTTTAGTTGAACGTGCTTGACCTAATAGACCTGCAATTGCTGAATCAGTTGCTTGCTTGAATGATGCAGATTGTTCTGGACCATGTGAATAAGCCATTTCATCTGCTAGTGGACCTAGCTGATCATTTTGAATTTTACCTAGTTTTTCGATCATGTCTTGTAGTTCGTCTACAATACCACGAGCCGCCATTGTGATTTCTGCATCTGCAGCGTCTGCTTCAAGTAGAGCATTAAGTTGTGCCATAAGGCCTTCTTCTAACTTTTCTTTTTTCATTTTGTATTCCTTTGGTGCTTCGTAAGTATTGCTATACTTTTTCATTGTATCAAACTTTGGTGAATCACCTTCGTTTGTTTTTTCTGCTTTTGCCGCATGTACTGCTTTACGCTGTGCATCTGATTTGTATTTACCCTCAGTTGCTACTTTTTCTTCAATGACTTCGTAATCGCCGCCTGATGATGCAGATTTCATTACTGCAGCGTCTTGTGCTTCTTTACGGGTTTTATATGTTTTATCTGATACGCCATATCCACGTGATTTGTCACGGATTTTAAAGCCCTCTGATACTGATTCATTTTTCTTTAGGAAAGCTGGCTTGTCATCTTTTGTGCCCATCTTGCCGTCTTTGCCGGCATCCATTGGCATTTTATCTGACTTTGCTTTATCCTTCTTAGGAGCTTTGCCTTTTTTCTTATCTTGATATGCTTTAAGACCTGGAGGAAGTTCGCCTTCTGCTACATGTGCTTTAAGCAATGATTTAATTGTTTCTAACATAAGCATGTTCTCAACGTATGCACGATCCTGATGATCTGCACGTAGTTCACGCTTTTGTGCTTCTAGTGCTACTTTTGCTTCACGTAATGAAGCTAAGTCGCTTTCAACTGAATATCCAAAGTTCGCCTTCATATACTCGTTTAAACGAGTAGAAATCGCAACTGGATTTGTGTTATAAAAGATTGTTTTTTTCATGGTAATGTACCCCAATACATAATTGTTATATTATGTATTTATCATTTAAGATCATATTTAATTTTTAAGGAAGTGCTTATTTGTTGATAGACTCGTAAATAGACTTAATTTTCTTCTTAGCTTGATTTGCATCGCCTTTTGCTCTTGAAAAACGTGCTTCTGCAATGTCCATTTTATTAAAATCGTTGCGTTTCTTTGCTACTTTGAATGAATTCTTATGCAAAAGTGCATCTTCATAGCTTTGTTCAAATAGTGCATTGGTAGCCATTACTCTAGTAATCTCAGTTGAGTTTACTTTTTTGCCTTCATTAAGATGCTTTGAAATAACGAATGCAGTTTCGTAAATATATAAGCCTTCGAATAACGTATCGTGTGTACGATTATCACGTATGTCGTAGTATCCATCGTCATTTTTCTCCACTGAGTAAAGTCCGATATCAACGCCAGTTGTTGTCTTTTTTGATTCATTGATAGTAGTTGCTACTTTCTTTGAAACATTATTTGATGCATTATGAAAGCCTTTAAGGATGTTTTCCATAGCTTTAATGTCTGCTGTTTTTACACCAGGTGCAGTATCAATGATGCCAGCATCTTCACGTGCTTGTGCTTCTTGTTGTGCTTGTTGTTTAACCCCACTCTTGTCACCGTTTAGTGCTTTCATAAGGTTGCTCATCGCATCTACATCTTTTTTTGTTGGTGCTGTCATTTTTGCCTCTTTCTATTATACAGTTCTATAACCACGTAGTGTTGGTACCAACACACCTTTGTGTGTTAGCTTATCAGCTATCAATCCTTCACGGTCTGATAACTGAGATTCATTAACATATTCATTCTCTGTGAAGAATTTCATAATTAAATCATTTTCTTCTTCTGTGATCATTACATATAGACCACCTAGAACTTCTGTAAGTCTCATAGAAACTCCTTACTTATTAATCTTATTCAAAAGATTTCTAAATTGTGTTGCTGTCCTTGGATCGCTTGCTAGTTTATCAACTGACGATGCTTGTGCCGCCATTGCTTTGCGCTGTATCGGCGATAATGTCTTACCTTGACTTGCTTTATCTACTGCATCTGCCGCTTGTTGTCCTGTTGCACCACCCAAGTTTTGTTTACCTAGACGTTGCATAGATTGTGCTTTTTGCGCTGATGGAGCTGATGTTTTATTTGCTCTCATCTCACTTGGAGATACAGTGCCGCCACCTGAATATGCTTCTCGCACAAGACCTAATAATTCTTTGATTGCTTGTTCGTCACGGTCACGTAATGAACGCATTAAATTGACATAATCAGGAAAGTCAAGTGATTTCATACGCTCACGCACATCATCCTCAGATGCGCCTGCCATATCTGCAATGTTCGCTAAACGTGTATTATATGGTGTTGCTGTTTCACTTAGCATTGCTTTTTCTATGTCTTTTCTTAATGTCATTTTCTCTCTACCTATTTAGTGACTTCAATCTACGTGAAGCTGGATTCATACGTTTTGTCATCTTTGACTTTCTAGCCATTCTAGAACCCATTTTAGCTTTAGTACGTGCTAATGTAAAACGCTTTTTAATATCTACTGGTTTGAAACACGATGTTGGGTTAGCGACTGTTTTGCCCTTTAGTCTGCCACTTGAACAACGATACTTACGAACAACTGCTTTGCCTTTACGGGCATATACAAGTTTCGCTTCGTCTAGTTCTTCCTGTGTTCCAATGATTTCTTCAATAAGCATTAAAAAGTTACCTTAAATACAGAAGTTAGTAGTGCGATTAACATAGTACCAAATAATGTTGATATTGCCCATACTACTACTTTCTTTAGTTCACCAATATCTTCTTTGATATCAGTATGATTTTTTTCTATCTGTGTTTCGACTCGTGCAATTGACTGGTCGATGTTTTTAAATCTTTCATGATTAGCAGCAACATGTACATCAAGTTTTTCTGCTTCGACACGTGCTAGTTTAGTTTCTATTTCAGACATTGTAGGGCTCCAATGATTAATTGTTTCTTGTATTTATCATTGTTGTCACCTTTATTTATCTACGAATAAAAAAACCCGACACAATAAATGTATCGGGTCTAACATCTCTTGCTTAATGTGTGTCCATATACTGTACGATACTGTAACTATGTACATGTGACCCCAAGACCATCAGATGAGTGGGTGCGTACCAAAGAGAATTATTTACAGTAGGTCTGACATTGCAAATTCGATATTCGCCGGTGATGATAATGTCACACTATCAATTACTACACCTTCAAAAATCTCTTTTAGAATAGCAACAGTGTCACCATTTCTTTCGAATATTCTGCCGTGTTCAACGGCAAATTTAAAGATGAAACCTGCACCTGTTAGTGTTGGTGCACCAACTTGATCCAGTGTTACTGAAATAGGGTTGTTCATGATGACTGGTTGTGCTACTAGATTGATTAAGTTGCATACGTCATCAAAGTTTTGTTGTGTTTGGTCAGCTACGTCACCTGTAGTTGTAATATCTAAACCTTTAACATATAATGTGTAAAAGTTAATATTACCTGATAAGTTCTCGCCTGCACTTGCGGCGCCATGAATTCTTGCCATTGTTAATCTCCAATGTTAATTATAGTAGTATTTATCATCTAGCCAATAAAAAAGACCCAGTAAATTAATACTGAGTCTTTTAGTTTAACCTGGGGGTTTAAACTTAGTAGTCGAAATCTGCTACTGTGTAACCTGCACCTAGAGCTGCTTCTAGTGATGCTGCTGTCCATGCGCCGTTGTTTTCAACTGCGATACGTGCGCCGTCTGCGCCTAGGATTACTACTGTTGCACGTGTTGAAGCTGTTTCAACAAGTACTTTCATGTCTACTGCTGATGTGTGTGTTACAGTAAAGTGTGTTAGTGAACCTGTTAGGAATTGACCTGCGTCATATGATTCGTGTGCTTTTGCCATTTTATTTCTCCATTAAATGTTTGCGAGACTATGTGTCTCTATACTATTATTTATCTTTTTTGTTCAGTTATTTGTCCCTAGATTGGAACTTTCCGCCAAGTTTTCTACCTGTCTGATATGATGTTTTACCTAGATATGAACCCAGTTTACCTGCACCATAGATTGCACCTGCCGCCGCAGCCGCTTTAACAATTGGCTTGTCCCAAATCTTTTTCTTTTTGTCTTTTTTGTCATCAATGATGAAGTTCCCACGCTTTTGAAACTTTAGAAGTGCAGGTGTCAATTCACTGCGCATTGCTGATGAACGCATATACTGTGCCATACGTGTTACTACTAGCGCACGTTGATTTTGATTTAGATTATCCCAATCGCCCACCAATCTACGCATAGACTTTAGCATACCATCTTGTACATTCAATTGTCTTTCTAAACGCATTAGCATAGATTTCTCAAAACTAGCATTAGACTTGTTTGTACCGATGTGATTTAAGTAACGCATTACATCTGCTTTTTTTACACCAATGCGTGACATAGCAACTTTATCTTTGTCACTAGAATAGTCTTGGTCTTTGCCCATAAGTCTGTTAAGCGCAATATACAAGTCTGTACCACTTGTTCTAAAGTAATCAAAACTTTTGAATGCTCCTGTACGACTAGCATACTCACTAGCTAGTGGTGCAAAGTCATAATCTTTGTTAAACACATTTAGCATCATCATTTGTACAAATGCTAGATTTGCCGCATCATCGATATTGACACTGCTTGCAATCTTTTTGTTTCTGAATAAACGACTTTCTGTAAGTTCGTGTACGAGTTGTAACTTACTATCATTATTTTCTTCGAATGTGTGACCACCTTCAATTTGAGCCCACTCATTTGCTGTATATTTTTTCTTACTCATCATTCATCTCTTTAAATCTATCAGCAAGTTCTTTAATCTTATCACTTGCATATGTTTTACAGCATCTAGGAATAAATGAGTGCAAAGTAATTGCAATTACCGCAATTTGAAGCTCTAACGCAATACCCATTGCAAATCGTGCATGTTGTAGGGGACCCATTTCTGCTTCTTTTAAGTGTGCTTTGCATTCTTTACTAAACATATTATCTTTCCTTACTCATATTTGCAGCACTAAAGCCGCTACGATTTACTAATTTACTGTCACCTTGTCCGATAACATATCCCTCGCCGCCACGTTCTCCAGCTGTGTATGCTTCTACATCTGCTTCTGCTGAGTCTAGCTGACCGATAATATCATTCTTTACAGCCATTAAATTTGTGATAACTGTGAATAGTGCTTTCATTCCGTCTGCGTTATTGTTAACATGGTTTGCCATACGTTCACGCATTGGCTCTGACATTTTTTCATTTGCTAACCACTGACCCCAATCACTTACTAGATTGTCTAACTTACGTGCTTTTGTCATGTTGTTAACATATTTGTATAGTGCATTTTTAAATGAACCTAGCTTATTAGACTTCAAAAATTCATCTTCTAGTAAAGAATCAATCTTTGATGCATTTTGTCTTGCAAATGCTGTTACTTTGTCTAAGTTGTCTGCTTCTACTTTAGGCGCTTGTGTGACTGTTACAGGCGGCATGATAAGCAATCTACCATCGTTTAGTTCTGATGCATCTACTTTAGATTTAGAACCGTCAAGTTCAATCTTAGCATGTAGTACTACGCCTGATTGACTTTGTGCAATCTGCTTACCAATGTCACTCTTTTGTTTAACACGATATGTAACAATGTTTGGAGTAAACTCATAGTGACCATCATCAATGCCTGGAGTTGTAAAGTATAACAAATCACCATGTACATAGCCTCTAAAGTTCTCTGGAGTGGCTTGCTCATAGATGTCCCAAATGTTTACCATCTTCTTAACGAATGCTTTACGATTTGCGTCTGGTGCTTCTTTACCTCTACGTAAGAACATAGATGACATTTCTTCTTTGCTTGTTACTTTCCCATCGTAGCCCTTTGCACCGAACCCTGATTTATCAGTTAGTACAAACTCTCCATTTTCATTACGACCAAAGATAACTGCTGGTGAACCATCCCATTTAACAGTAATATTATCTGGTGACGTTTCTAAATCTTTTAGCGTTTTAATAGATTTTGCAATACCCTGAGAACCATGCCATATAGCAAAGTCTTCTACGTGTTGAATACGTGCATCTGATTCTTTAAGATTGTGTTTTTTTCTAAAATCATCTAAATCTTTTTGTCCATCTTTACTTCTTTTCTTTGCGTCTTCTGCATCTTTAACATTGTTTGAATGCATCTTATCTACATCAATGCCTTTTCTTTTTAACTGTTTGTTAAAGTTTGCTCTACCGAATGACTCGCCTAGTTCAGTTGGGACACCTGCATTTTGAATGCTTGGATTGTCTTTGAAGTTCTTGAAGATAGCATTAGCTACATCTTTTGGATAGTTCTTTTTAACTGCGGCGTATAAAGATTCAAAACTATATAGATCATCTGCACTGTCTAGCTTTAAAATCTTTGCCCAGTCTGCTGGATCTTTGAATGGGCCTTTAATGATTTCATTCTTATTTGCTTTAGTGTGTCCGATTCCATTCTTCTTTTCGACTGGTCTACGAATTACACGCACCATGCCGTCTGAAGGAGAGAACATCCAACGTTCCATTTCTAATGGTCTACCGTCTGATGTTGTATCGTCACTTGCTTTAACTTCTAGCGCACCAGCAATTGAAGCAATCATAATATTACGATGAATGCCTTTGTAGTTACTACTTCTGCCGTCCTGGCTCATTTCTTTCGAGTGTGGCGAGTGATAGTAGTTCTTCATAAAGTCTACATCGCCCGGCATAAAGTCAATTTGTACTTTACCTGTACGCTCTTTGCCTTCTAGTTGCTTCTTAGGATCGTATCCTACAATATCAACTACTGTCATAAACACACTTGACTTCTTAATTTCTTGTATACTTGGTGCCGCTTCTAGTCGTTCTGCAAAATCTGCAATCTGATCTTTGTCTAGCTTAACTGCGATATCAATATCACCAGAGAATTCTTTCTTCCCAACAGAACCAAGAGCATTCTTCATTAGAGGAATACCCAACTCTTTTTCTAGTTTTAGTAATGTAGGTTTGATTTCTGAATGGTGAATTATGCCAACACCCGGCATTGCGCCACCTTCATTAATAGTGGCATCAAATAAACTAGACATACGTTTATGGAATGACTTTTGCTTTAGACGAGGTTTACGTGGACCTCTAAATCTACGTTCAATACCCTGACTTAAAATAATCTCACTAATCTTCATAATTGTCTCTTTCCGAATGGGCTTTCTCCAGTCAACTGAGGACGAGAAAACCATAATTTAAACCATTCAGGAGTGCCGGGCTGAATATCATTCTTACGTTGATATTCGCCTTTTTCCGTGCCAGTATGAGAGATATTCTCCTGATGTTGTGAAACATCATAAGGCTTGTATATCCCAGCAAGAACTTTTAATTGTTGTAGTTGTGTTTCTAAATCCACTTACTTCTTCTTTGCACTAGTCATGCCTCTCTTAAACTTACGAGGGTCTTTGGCACGGATACTGTTGACTAAACGCTTAGTCAAATCAGACGCAACGTCTTCGTCAAAAGTACGTTCAATGTACTCCATTAGATTAATTGCGCCGGCAATAATGTGTTCACCCTTTTGTTCAACAAGGCGTTCTTTTTCTAGTGAAAGAGAATTAAGTTCTTCGAACAGGCTTTTGCGCTTAGTCATGATAAAATCTCCGTTATAGTGTATTTATCAAGTTTCGTCAAAAGCTGAACGAGACTTTGTTTTGAGCATTGCTCTTAGAGAAGATGCGGCTTGACCTTTATCCATTACTGGAGTATCGTCTTCATCTTCTTTACTTACTATAGTTTTCTTGCGCAATGTATCCATTACACTTGAAGTATTTCCAGATGGAGTACCAGTACCGTTTTCATCTGGATTATCATCATCTGTGATACGCAAGCTGTCTCTATTGAATAATAGACTTACCTTACTGCCTACACCAGATGATGAACGTGTTTTTAGAAGTTGTAATTGATATTGACCACGTTCACGCATTGCATTAGATGTAAAGATACCGATCACGTTATCTGCTGTTTGGATCTTAGAGATACCACCAGCGATGTGACTGTGATCAAATTCTACTTCTTCAACTGCTGAACGATTCAACTGTGATGCTGTAACAAGAACTGTTTGTGTTTCCATTGCGAAATTACGCATTTCTTCTGTTACGTACTTGTCTTTAATAAACAAATCGCTTGCTGAAATCTTAACAGCCGCAGGAGTAAGAAGGTCGAGATAATCAACGCACAAGCAATCGACCTTCTTCCCTGTTTGGATTTGTAATTCTTTCAGATATGACCTAATGTCATTAACCGTCGAACCAGAGGGGAGATATTTCACACGAAGCTGTCCGGACTTCTTGCCTTTTGCTTTGACCTGTAGTTCAACTTCATCTAAGTTCTTGAAAATGCCTTTTGTACTTCTGTCCGTCTGCATTGCATACATCCGCATTGACGAGAGTGCTTCTGAAAGTTCCAAAGTGATGTAGACACAATTTAGACCAGCCTCTGCCCAATTCAGACTCATATTTTGCATGAAAAGTGATTTGCCTGCGCCAGAGCCCCCTGCAAAAATCGTGATCTCCCCACGATTAATGCCACCATATAGCTTATCATCAAGGGCTTTCCAGCCTGTAGTCATTTGACCGTTATTATCTTTCAGTCCTTCCAGCACACTTCTGGGGTCAGCATAATAATCTGTGCCCAAAGAACGTGCAAGTCCAGTTTGAACTGCTTCCTTGATTCTAAGTTCTACTTCACCGTATTTGCCAGTTTCCAACAAATCAGCACTATCGATAATAGCCTTCTCAATAGCCTTATGTCGGCAGAAAGTTTCAAATTCATCAACAAACCAATCGATATGCTGGTCTATGTTATCCAGTCGTTCAACAGTCACTCCCGTTTCTGCCTTGACCATTTCAAGACTTGGGATAGATGAATATTCATCACTGTGTTCGATCAACTGCTTCACCACAGGACGGACGCTGCGGTCGAAGTATTCAGGCTTAATGATACTACGAACTCTTGAATAAAGTTCTGGATCAGTAAACATGAATTGCACGAATAGTTGCTGTAAATCTGAGCTATAGTTTTTTACTTCTGACATAGTATTAATATATCACTTTTGTAGTTGAATGTCAAGGGTTAATATGTTGTGATAATATGATCTGCGATCCCATGCTTCAGTGTTTCCTCTGGATTCAACCAGCAATCACTTTCTGGAAGTAGCCATTTACGAATGTATGCTTCATTCTTACCAGTACATTTCTTGTAGTGATCCATCATACGTTCTGTAGATAGTTCAAATTCTTTTACAATTGACATCAATTCGTGTTCTTTACCACGTGAACCCCAAGAGTATTGATGTGACATTACGCTAGTGTTCTGTGTAATATAACGATGTCCTTTTTCACCTGCCATCATTAGCAATACGCCGCAACTTGCAATCATGCCCATCCCATATGTATATACAGGAATGTCACTCTGCTTGATTACGTCAATCAGATGGAATGCACTGTTCACTGCTCCGCCTGGAGAGTTGATGTACAGATGAATTACTTCTGGTCTTGTTTCTGCTGGCATCATATTGTATTCCATAATCATTTTGACTAATGGCATACAGTTTTCTTGGTTAAATTCTTTGTCCATAAAAAGAACGCCTGCATCATATAGCATTTCACCGGGCTTCTTTGGTGGTTGAGGCGGTTGCGGCATAGGCATTGGTGGGGGTGCAGGTGCCACTTTTGGTGTTGGAATTACCTTTGTTGTCTCTACTGGCTTTTTAGCCGGAGCTTTTTTTGTTACTTTTTTCTTTTTAGGTTCTTTAGCCATTTATATTTGTTCCTATCCTAAACGCATCTTTACGTTAATCTTTGTACTATTACTTATGCTTCCGTTGATTATACTTTTGAGAGTATATAGCTTGCCATATCTTTGTATAGCATCTCCTGCATCTTTTAAATCATCTTCCCATCTTGGGAAAGATACGCTCCATCCATTTTCGATAGCTTGCTTGATTAATTTCTCGCCTGGTTTATCTCTATCAGGACAGACAATCACTTCGCCTTTAAACTGATTGATATAGTCTATTTGTGTATCACTTGCTTCATTACTCATAATCGCTACTGCATCTAAACATGCCGCATCTATTGTGCCTTCTGTAACGATAAGATATCTTCTATTTCGTTTTATAGCATCTATATTATATAAGAAGTCCTTAGGGGTCTTGCTCATATACTTTGCTTCATTCTTATCAGTAAAGTCTCTGCCACTATATCCAACAATTCTATCACCTTGATAAAAAGGAAAGATAACTCGCTGTCTGAATACAGGATGCGGAGACCAATAAGTTTCTACAAAATCGTATATACCCCTATCTAATAGATATTTAGCGGCTGAGATAGCACGTACATCTGGTTCATCATCACGTAGTATATCTTCTAATAGTCTTGCGCCTTCGGGAAGTTCACAATCTTTGAATGATGGTATACGTGTT